AAACGTCTCGTACTCAACCTCACCAGTTCGGTCGGAATGAGCGCACTCGGGACAATCAATCATGCGTCTACCTCATACTTCTTCAACCAATTGGTGAACGTCTGTAAACTCGGCATGCCCAGCAACCGCGCCGCCTTCGATCTATTGTCGTTAGCTTCCAACAAAGCCGACCTAATACAGTCCTGCGCTACCCAGCGAATGCGACCGTATATATCAAACGGGCCAAACTTCTCATCAATCTCAACGCCCACAAAGTCGGGAACCTGATTTGTTCGGGATTGTGCCAAAGCATTCTGACCCAAATTAAACACCAACTCATTGCGGAACTCTACAAAACTAGAAATGTCGGATAATGATGCGTTGTCTTGAGATACCAAACCATCAAGACGATCAATCACGTAACTAATCGATACCCTGTCATCATTAAAATTGTTCGTCATCTTTCTCATCCTTCTTTAACTCATCGTTAAACATCTTATCAAACTTCGCCGCTGTCTCGTTATCGCCAAGCCACGGTTCGGGCTTTAATGACATCGGGACATTGCGGTGGCGTAGTGATGATTGCTGTTTGCCCCTAGATGCGCCAATAGATGCCTTCTTTAGTTTTAATCCCTTGCCAATCTCTAACTTCATAATCTCTCCTTTTCGTTAAACATATTGCTCATAGTATTTCATCCTTCGTGGCGATTCGCAGTGCCGCTGCTAAATCGTCACCAACCCTTGACCCCGTATCTGCGTAATAAGTCTGCGCAACTTGGTCGTAGAAATGAGAAAGATCAGCTTCTATGCAACTGCTGTTTAGAATTGTGTGAAGTCGGAGATATACATATTTAGTGGACATCTCACTGTCCTGCCAGCCTCGTTTATACGAATCATTTATTTGCATCTCTAACTTCACATTCTTATCCACTTCTTTTTCTTTCTAACAATATCTTTATTGCTATCAATGGCCCTGCGAGTAGCGCGATTTACGGGCTTTAATCCGTCAACCGTTTGCTTGTCTTTACTCACCTTGAAAGGAAAAGATGCCTTGCTTAAATTGTTCGCCATAGCTGTTCTCCAAATTGCTAAGAACTCTACCGTATGCGATTATATGGGACTTATCAAGCCTAAAATCTCGGACCAATCAAAAGGATGCGGGCCTTTAAATCGGGGCTCTGTTTTCAAGCCATTTGTCTTAACGTCAATAGCCTGATTAGCATGGTACAAAAACACGTCCGGCTTGGCCTCTGGCTTGCGCTGTTGCTTAATCAATATCCAGCTACTGGTTAGGCGGTGTCGCATTAACCATGCAACCTGATGGGGACTTAAATTAACAGCGTTGGCCCTGCAAAACTTTAGCTCTACAAAACTAAATCGTCCGGCCTCATCGCCAATCAAAAGGTCTGGTATGCCCTGACCCGCCCAATTCTCAATGCGTGTTAAGGAAAGGCTAGGCCTTATCCTTTTCGCCGCCGTCCTCATCTGTTGGTAGAACGCTGCTTCCGTCTTCATCTTCGATGGGGGTAATGTCAATAATGTCTGGGCCATTGATTTCTTTCATATCCTCAAGAGCTTTCAAAACATCTTCCTTGCTCATACTGTCTATACTGCCATGCCTGATTTCCGACTTGCTGACGTATATGTCTCCCTGCGCTTGGCCCCGACGGTACTCAGCCTGCACGGCGGCACTGTACGCGCCGTTTTCAAGGGCCATATCGCGTATTTTCTGTAGGTCACGAACATGTCTGGCATAAGTGATGCTAAACTTTTCGTCCAACTCAGCGCGGTAGCGTTTGATTGCGGCTACGACGTGCGGGGATTTGTGTGGATTGGTCATCTCATACGCACGGGTATGGGCAGAACCCTCTGGGTATCCCGCACGAACAGCGGCTTCCCTATAGGTAACCATGCCATCGTTGCTGACTAGCTCTTTAACAAAAAGTTCTTGCCTACGGGTCAAAGCTCTATCAGCCGTAACATATTTCCTGCCACGCGGATCAGAGCGGTTGGCTTCTTTTTCTTCGGCACTGATTTGGGGGTGGTTCTTGGGCCGTAAAGTCCGCTTCTTTTTTATAGTTGCTGGAATAGTTCCATACGCTGTTTCAATTTTACCTGCCATATAAGCCCCCGAAAAGAATAACTGTTCAAAGGTTTATACCGCAACCTATTATATACACCAGAATTATATTTTTAATTTTAAAAAGATTTCAGAAGCGCTTAACGCAAAACCCTTGAAGTAAACACAAAGGCTGTAACCTATACCTTTGGTGTACCCCCCACCAAGCTTTGGTATGGTGGGAGGATATATGGGGGAGCTAGACAACGTTTTTTTTCATTAATTTCAAACGCTTATACTAGGCCCCCCATTTATAGCGCCTCCCCCGCCTCTGAGTTTTCGTTTTTTTTTTTTTTTTAATTTCAGATGCCCCATATAGGGGGGCCGTGGCCCGCGGTCCGTGTTCTGCCCTCTCCGACCTCATTTTTTTGTTTATAATTGGGCACTTACGCCGAAAGGCCCCGACTAGGGGGCCTCACACTTTTGCATCTAATCCCCACATTTTCATCACAAGGTCATAATTTTCCACCTGTTTTGAATTGAATATATTGGGTTACGCTGTCTTCATCATCAAATTCCAGAAACATTCTGTCCCCGACTGACGCCACTCTACGGGCAAATTCTGTCCAATCTTCGTCTGCTTCCCAATAGAATGTTGCGGATGCTAGAACTCTATGTGGTTTTTGGTCACGAATGGGGTCTGTTATATCGAACGTGTCTCCCCGTTCTGTTGTGATTATTTCGATTTGAGCGGTTGCTCTGTCCATCATTGATGTAATGCCCATCACACGTTCTCCCGATCAATAGCCAATCCATCATGGAATGATACGAGGCCTTCACATTCGTAATACGTGTACATTACCCAGCCGTTGGGGAATGTGTAGGACCGATAGGGTCCGTGATCCGCGTCATCTCCAACGTCTTCGACGGCGTTGTGGTATCCTTCTGCGTCTTCGTTAAACATTGTCGTTCTCCTATAAACATAACGTAGGATCATCTTGCCACCAATATGGGATAAAGTAAAGCCCCCCTAAATCGAGACTTTCCAGACCCGTTCTCCGTGAAGCCAGATGAACATTAGCAGTCCCTTGCGTCGCAATGTTTTCAAATAGCCGCGGACGGCGCACAATTTCATGCGGGATTTTCTGGCTATTTCGTGTTCCGTGAACCACCGTCCGTTACTTAGGACTCTGAGTATTGGTTTAAATCCAATGTCCATATGTTCGTAACTCCCTAACGTATCGGTCTAGTTCATCTGCGGCGGCGAAGTAGTTCTGCGAGGCGTTGGGTGAGGAGTCTCGTTTGAACCTATCTTCTTGGCATCTATCGACACGTTGGCGCAGGAATTTAAGTTCTGACTCTTGTGCGGGACTAAGGTCTTTGTGGATTCTGTCCAAGTCAGCTTTTTGCATTGACTATTCTTTCTAGGAAATTGTTTGCATCTGTGATGGCTTCACATTTCTTTTCGATTTGCGGGTAAGCTTGTTCGCCCAGCGACACGGTGGTTGCCAGCATTATGGAGGACCAATTGTCGGTCATATCGTAGGCAAGGATAATGTGTGGCAGGATGGTTGATATGTCTGCGGGTGAGCATCGTTTTGGCAGGGCTTTAAGCAGATTATCTAGTACGGTTTGCAGTTCATCTTGTGTCATGGTTGTTCTCCTGTATGGTGGGGTTATGGGTCAGCCAACGTTATTCATCATCCCCTACAAAGGTTATTTGATAACGACGCGCTTTACGCCGAGTTTGTGCACGAGACAGGCCCAAGGTCCGCGCTGCGTGTTCTTGGGTTAGTCCTTGCTGGGATAAGTGTAGTAACTCTTGCGCTCCTTTGGAACGTTTTATATCGCTAAGTCGGGGTCTTCCGCCGTTTTGGTTGGGTATTTTCACACCAAAGTTTGATGACCGTCCATTATTATTTCGGATCATTTCCGCGTTTTCAATTTTTGCTGTTGCTTTCATTTGTTCTAGTGGTGTCACGTAACTCTCCCAAGTAATTTTCTAACAAACGTTTTAGTGCCAACGGCGACTTTGCTTTTACTAAGTTTCGCAACCGTAGATTTTCATCGCAAACCCGTTGGTATTCTTCACGGTTAATCATGTTTATTTCCCCCCATTTAGTCATCGTTATCTACCTTGCCCGTACCGTTACAATATTCGCACGGGACGGTTTTGGTATCAATATATCCATATGGGTTAGTGGTTGATTGGCGAACAGGAACGTCTATTTCTTGTTCGCCAGTGCTGTTGCATTCGGGGCAATCAGCCATAGTGGCCCGCGGCCCACGCTAGGAGTGCTACGACGGCTATTACAGCGCCGTACACGGCTGTTTTTGGTATCTGTATTTCGAAGTAGTTCTTTGGCGGCGTTGGTGTTGGCGTCAGACTAAGGGCTAGTTTCTTGGGGCTCAACGGTTCTACTTTTTTGCGGGGCTGGGGCGGTTCTTCATCGCGGATGCTAGTAACTTTTAGTTTGGGCAGGGCTGGGTCAAAGTCATATTCTGTGCCAAACAGTGCGTTAAGACCGGGCTCTAGTTCTTTGGCGAGGGTTTCGCGAGAGGTTGTTTTTGGCCGCGCAGCGCGTGTGATGTTACCGCGTTTAATTTGTACGGCTTTTGTCGAACGGCCCAGCTTCTCGCCTATGTCGTGGTCAGACACGCCTTGATTGTGTAAGTCCAAGACGGTTTGTATGTCCTTGCCGGACCAACCCATTTTTTCGTTGGAAAGTTTTTTCATGTTTGATTCTCCATTGTTGTGAATGTTGTAGCGTCTTTGCCGGACTGATTTAACAGACCGCTGAAGGTGTTCTGCAATGTCGTGGTCAGAAAACCCGTCTTGCCTAAGCGTTATAAGTTTGACGGTTTCTTCCACCGTCCACGTTCGTTGCGCCCGTCTTTCGGGGCCTTTTACTGAAAGGGGTATCAATTCTTGTTCTCCTTCTGCTCCGTATGTACGGGAGTATATAAGAACATATGGGATGTAGTCAATAAAAAACCCCAGATCGGCTGTAACGATCTGAGGTTCATGTTTATTTGGAGAACAAACATATCATCAAGGATGATTAGGTATGGTTATCCCATATAGTCGCTTACGTCAAGCGTTCTCGGCAGCTTTCTTCAGCTTTGTCTTGGTTGATTTTAGATTGGCATAGTGATCGTACATGCTTCTCAGTTGTCCACTGATTGTGCGGCCTTCAACAGCCGACAACTTCTTTAGTTCTGTGTAAACTTCGATGGGGACGAGTACACTTTTCCATCTGGTAGTATCCATGACATGCGCCTTTGTAAGATTTTCTGGGATTATATAAGAGTTCCAGTGTGGGCGCAATAAAAAAACC